CCCATTGCGTTGTTTGGAACGATATTGCCCTGCGCTCCAGGGACAAACAACTCAGGGCCTCGCTCACCAACCATATAAGGACGGCCAGCGCCAACCGCTCCACCGAGTGCTTTTGGACTTGGGACAAAACTGCTGACATCGGTGTTTGCTCCAACGCCGGAATATTGCTGAATCTGATTCAAGCTGTTGGTGTTAATTGCGTTGCGGCCACCACCAGGGAAGAAGCTCATAAACAGGTTCACTGCTTGCATCTTGAGCTGAGCTGCAATCATTTGTGCAGCCATATCAAGGAAGTGATCAGCTGTGCGTTGGAACAGGTTTGCCAACGCCTCACGGGCACTCATGCTGCCCGTGACAATGCCCTTAAACGACTCGCTAAAAGCATTACCCAAGGTATTTGCTAAAGAAATTGTCTGGTTAATCGGGTCTGTTAAAGCTTCTAGCTGCTTTCTAAATTGATTTAACGGGCTGTTTTCTTCGGCTATCTGGCTCAGCAAGTCCTCTATTTGCACAAGATCTTCTTCGAGTAACCCTTCCCCTTGCAGCTCTTTCATCCTTTGTTGAGTCTTAAGACGCTCTTTTTCAACCTCGTTTGTTGCTTGGGCTATAGCTAGCTGAAACTGCAAGTCTTCAACAATGCCTGCGCTCTTGTCTCTTTGCTCTTGTTTTAGTTGTTTTAAATCATGGTTTATCTTAAAAATAGCCTGATCCGTCTCCAAGCCTACTTTTTTAATTTCTAGTTCTTGTTCTGCTAAAGGTGCATCACCTGCTTTTATCTCTGCAATCGCTGCTGCTTGCTTCTCTAATTCTACCTCCATTTTTAGAGCAGCTTCTCTAACTAGATCTTCTTCTTTGCTGGCCTCTAAAATTTGCCTGTTTAAAGTGTTAAGCCGTTCAGTTAAGCCAACTTCTATCTCAAGCTGCGGTACTCGACTTTTTCTTCCTGAAGGTGTAAATGTTCTTAAATCTTCTGGCGTAACAGCTACTTTGGGCATCAAGCCTGCTTTTCTCGCAAGTTCCAAGCCTGCTAACGCTCCGGCCTCTGTAAGCACGCCAGCTTTTGTTTGTGTACCCCCTCCTCTTACATTTTTTGAAACGGTTCCCCTCACCTGCGCTTCAATAGCTTGAATTTGAGCTTTTTGCTCAGCCGTTCCGCTTTCTAAAATTCTTTTCCTAACCGCAACAAAATCCTGCTGAGCTGTAGGCTTAAGACCTTCGTTTATGCTCCCAAGTATCTTATTTACAAGCTCTAGGAAACCATTTAATGGGCCTGAAATCAAAATTTGAAGCTGGGTCGTCAGTTGATTCCACAGCTTTGTCGTCTCGTCCGTAGTAGCTCCTAGGTCTTGAAGTGCAATAAGACCAGACGTTCCAATGACTTCTGTTAGTTCGTCTGTCAGCAACGTAGCAAGCTCTTGTACTTTTCCTTGCTCTTCAAGCTCAGCGGCAAGGTTTGCAGCTTCCTTACTGCTAAACAAGGACTTTTCTCGAACAAACTCAAGGGCTCCTCCTGTTGACTGCAACGCTTGACCCGCCTGAGCAGCGCTTACCGCAAACGCTTCTACTTGACTTGCAATTGCAGAAGCAGCAATAGCGCCGCCAAGCCCTGCCGCTCCACCACCAATGCCGCCAGCCAAAGCCTGTATCGGACCACCGCCAAACAACAGTGGGAAACCTCCCCCTGTGGCTATATCTCTAAATCTTTGACTTTGAGCGATATTTCGAAAACGTCGCCTAAATCGTGCAGAACGACTTTCAGGTTCCGGTCCAATCGGAGAGCTATGCGGTGTAGTTGAAACAGGAGTTTGCCTTAACTGCGTGTTTACCTCGCTAATTCGTGCCGCTAGCTCTCTAAACATTTCACTTCCTCTATCAACATCAACTAAAACATTTTCAAGCGCGTTCCCGTAAGCGTTAAGCGCATTAGTTGTATTTGCTGGCTTAAATGCAAGTAAATCTTGAATAGAAGCGCCTCTGGCAAACGAAACGCCGCCGCCTCCCCGCGCCATTAAATTAAAAGCTTCGGCAGTTGCTTTTGCTTCTCGATTTAAAGCTTTTAGCTCGCCAAAAGCTGCTGAAAAATTAGTCTTTACAATTGCTTGGGTAAATGTTGTCCATCCGTCTTTAGCTTTTTTAGCCCCTGCTCTATAAGCTCGAAACTGTTTTTCTTGCTCTCTTAAAGCGGCAGTGCCTTTTGTAAGGATCCCAGTCTGTTCGTTGAACGTTTTGGCAGCATCTAAAGCTGCTTTTTTGTTTGCGTTTATCTCGTCTTTTGCTGCTCTTCGTGCGTCAGAAACTTTTTTCTGACTAACAGTTCCGCTTTTTTGTATATCTATTAAGTCTTTTTCAATGGCTCTCAGCTCTTTAAGCTGCTGAGTCAGCTTTGTCAGAGAGCCAGACTGTACGTTTACGCCGATATTGATGCCATAGTCGGCCATGGCTAGACGTACAGCAACTACTCAGCTCAGTCTATCGTGCTGACATCGCTCTGGCTCCTCTACTGGTACGCGCACGGTCCATTACCTTTTCTTCCTCCTCCGCTTTTATCTCGTAAAACGCTGCCCAACCAAGCATTTCCTCTAAGGTCAACTGCTGAGCAAGAGCTGAAACCGTCATTCCCAGCTCTTTTGCAAGAAAATAAATAAACAGCCAGTCTTTACTTGCTTTTCAGGTCTGCTTTCGCTTCCTCCACCTTGCTTTCTGCGCCTGAAGACATCATGGCAAGCTGAATTTCCTGTAAAACCGCTGCTTCAACTGAATTTTTAAGAACAGCTTTTTCCCCATCCTGAAACAAGCGATTGCCGTCCGCATCCAGAGCCTTGCGGATCATCAGAATCAAAGCGAACTCATTGCCATCGTCAGAATCAGCGTTCTTCTGGATTGATTCGCGCTCAGCAATGGTCAAAGGGTGCCAGTAAACCTCCAGCACCACCTCGCCGTCTTGCTCAACTGCGTGCTTATACAGCTGACTGACACCAAACTTGTTGCGGAGAAGCTCTACAGCTCGCATTGAGGGGCTACCTACTTTCAATAGAATACTACGCTGTTGCCGTAAATTGGCAAGAAATCACTCCAACAAAGTGCGACCTGTCTTCAATGTTTAACGGTGTAGGCCCAACAATGTCCAGCACTCTAGGCTTGCTGCTAAAAGTATCGGTGTAACCACTGGCGTTGACTGAAGTCAGACCGTCAATAACTGATTCGCTGATTGCTGAAAGCACTGCCGTACCAGCGGATTTGGGCACATACACGTTGCACTGGATCGTTCCAGCGTAATAATCCTGGGCCGCGCCTTGGTTTTGGAGCGTGGACTGGCCGAAACTGACCGTCATCAAAATGTATTTCTTGGTTTTACCCGGCGTTGTGAAGGCCACGTTGTCGTAGACCATCAAAACCGTATCGTCTGCATCCGATACTGCGTCGGTTACAGCCTTTTCAAAAGCAGCGCGAGCGTTTACAAGAGTCATTTTTGCCTCACCTCAAAGTAGTCAATATAGGTCTTGCCTTTAAATGAGCCGAACTTGCCGACACCGCCTCTGCCTGCAACAGAAACCAGCGCTCGACGACGCTCCTTGAAGTTACTTCTAACAAGCTTTGCCATATCTGGACTTTGGACAAAACGTTGGACTCTTCCGTCCTCTAACGCCCAAACAGCGTACTTAACTTTATTGCCGATAAAAACACGCCGCTTGTAGTTAAAGTCTTGATCAGGTGGGTAAAACCGAGGGTCAATTTTGTACTCTTTGTTATTGCGATCAGTGTCTTTTTTCTTTTTGATGCTGAGCCATGGTTCTTCAAGCTCGTCTGTGGGCTCAATTTTACTTCTACTTGCTTGCCAGCTTGATGCAAAGAAACCCGTATAAACAGGACTACGATCTGTAGTTGCCAGTTCTCGCATGATTTCGCGAGTAAGCAAATTAAAGCTCTCCTGCATATGAGCTTCAAGATCAGGCATGATCTGGTCCGTGCCAGCGCGTTTAGCCATTAGAACCTCACCAGCAGCTGATACAGATACTCCTGATCACCCTTAAACGTTCGGATGTCCGTGATCTGAGCAACGCGGTTAGACCCTGCGTACTTCAGCGTCACCGTATCTTCAAACGTGGGCTGGTTATCTCCGATCTGATCAGGAGTGATATACAAGCGAGCCTTACGCTCTTCGCGACCTTCCTCCTCTTCAGCATCAACAAATTCAACTGGCA